CCCGGCAAATCTTGGGCAGACAAGGAATGGTCGAAAATTCAGGGCAAAGGAGCCGAAAAAATGATGATGAAGAAAAACATCGTTCTTGACAATGTGGGTCTGAAGTTCGCCAAGGGTGATGCAGGCGGTTTCAGCGGTTATGCCTCAGTCTTTGGCGGCGTGGACAGCTATAACGACACCATCATGCCCGGTGCATACAAGAGCGTGATCGAGCGCATCAAAACTGGTGCAGCCCGTATGCCCAAGATGTTCGTCAATCATAAATCCTACGAACTGCCCGTTGGCAAATGGAAGTCGATTGACGAAGACGATGTGGGATTGTTTATGTTTGGCGAACTGACACCCGGCATGGAAGATGCCCAGGCGGTCAAGGCAGCCATGCAGCATGGCACGATTGATGGCTTGAGCATTGGCTATGGCCTCAATCGTGATGATGTTGAGTATGACGAAAAGGGCGACAGCACTGTCCGCATCATCAAAAACATCAGCGAACTGTACGAGATTTCGATTGTGACTTACCCAGCCGATGACTCGGCACGGGTTGACCTGTCCAGCGTAAAAAGCGTGCTGGATCAGGTCGAGTCCATCAAGGATTTTGAGGATTTTCTGCGCGAGGCAGGGGGTTTCTCAAAATCGCTGGCAACGGCTACGGCAAGCCGCGCCAAGCGACTTTTCTCTCAGAGTGAGTCTGAGAAAACAAAACTGCCTGACGAATTGCAGCGAATCATCGCTGCGAACCTCCAAAACTCTCGGACTCTTTAAAGGAAACTACCATGACCGACATTTCTGAAATCAAAGCCCTTGCCGAAACACAAGGCACATTGCTGGCAACTACCCGCGAACTGAAATCGTGGATGGAAAAAGCCAATGGCGAAATCGCTGCTGTGAAAAGCGTCGAAAACGAAACCAAATCCGCAATGGAAAAACTCGCAGCCAAGGCTGGTGAGTTGACCGACAAGTGCTTGGAACTTGAGCGCAAGATGACTGCTGGCAAAGAAGACGGCCAGCAAGCCCAGCAATCGTTTGGTGAGCAGTTCGTCAAGAGCGAAGCATTCCAAGCTATGGCCCAAGGTCGCAGCAAATTTGCACGCATGGAGTTTAAGACTGCCATCATCAACGCCACAGGCCAAAACCAGCCTTTGGTCGCTGCTGATCGCATTCCCGGCATCATCGCCAACCCTGACCGTGTTCTGACCATTCGTGATGTTCTGCCAACTGGCCGCACATCCAGCAACTTGGTGGAATTCACACGCGAAAACGTGTTCACCAACAGCGCGGCTGCTCAGTACGCTTCCCCAGCACGCGAAAACGTGACCAAGCCTGAGTCCGGCATCACCTTCACATTGGCATCTGCCCCTGTGGTGACCCTGGCCCACTTCATCCCCGTTTCGCGCCAAGTGCTTGACGATGCTCCACAGTTGCAAAGCTATGTGAACAGCCGTTTGACATTCGGTCTGAAGCTGGAAGAAGAAGACCAATTGCTGAACGGTTCCGGCACAAGCGGCAACCTGTCGGGCATTTTGACCTCTGGCAACTTCACTGCTTACAACCGCGCTGCAACAGGCGACACCCGTCTGGATACCATCCGCAAGGCGATCACACAGGCTGCATTGTCTGAGTACACCGCCGACACAGTGGTTATTAACCCAGCCGATTGGGAGCGCATGGAGTTGACCAAGGCCAGCGATGGTCAATACATCATGGCTAACCCAATGGACATGGCTGGCCCCCGTATCTGGGGCAAGCGCGTGGTGGCTACCAACTCCATCGCTGCTGGCACATTCCTGGTCGGTGCAATGACTATGGGCGCTCAAATCTGGGATCGCATGGACGCTGCTGTGCAAATTTCTTACGAAGATGGCGACAACTTCAAGAAAAACATGGCGACTTTGTTGGCCGAAGAGCGTTTGGCTCTGACGGTTTACCGTCCAAGCGCCTTCATTAAAGGCACATTCGCTTAATTGACAAAAGAGACACCCATGCCCTATCCGCGACAAAACGAGCCTGAAAACGAGTTTGTAGCGAGGTGCATGGATGACTCTGAGTCAGTCCGAGATTTCCCAAACGCCCAGCAAAGGATCGCCTTTTGTTACAGCGTTTGGGAATCTGAAAACGAACAACCATCCCGCGAAGAAGGTGAAAATGGAAAAAGTTGAAGTCGTGGCGACAAGCCATTTCACCGACACCCGCATTGGCGGCGTGTCGCGCAAGCAGCGTTTGTTTATCCCGGCGCACATCGCTGAAGAGTTGCACAGCATTGGCCTGGTTGAATACCCAAACGGCCAAGCAACAGCCACAAAAAACCCACTGATCGCAGCACTGGCCGATGGTGGGGGCGTGTTGCCTGTATTGTTGCCAGTGGCCCAAGCCTTACCGCCGAAGACTGTGATTCAGTATCCCAGACAGGGTGGGCAACCATCGCCATCAATGACAGCTACCGAAGAGCCATGTTTGCCGATGTCCTCTATGCCTGCGACGAACAGTGGTGGCGAGTCCATGAAGAAAAAACGAGGGAGACCTTCAAAGGCGAACGCTGGACACAAGATTACAGCGCATCCAAAAATTATGGAATCCACCGAATAGGATCTGAAAATCTGCCAGGGCTTGGCCGATATGATGTCATCCACCAAGGCGGCAATTCAGGTTATCAGGCCATCAATTTGGCTTATCTTTGGGGCGCACAAACAATTATCTTGCTGGGGCTTGATTGCAGCAAATCACCTGATGGACAGGCGCATTGGTTCGGACAACATGGTCCAGGACTCACACAGCAACAGCCCTATGACATTTGGCAGGCGAGTTTTCCAGCACTTGCGCAAGACCTGAAAGACGAGGGCGTGCGTGTGATAAATTGCAGCCGACAAACAGCACTCACATGTTTTGAGCGCATGACACTAAAAGACGCGATAAATGAATATGCCACCAAATAGTGTGCGAGGCCGGATCAGGCACTATATCGAGCGCCATGCCGACAAGTTGGGCGACGATGTGCTGGAGGTGGGTTCGAGAATGACAATTCCCAATGCTTGGTGGATCATCAACCGCGATCTGGCAAAAGGGAAATGGCTGGGCATCGACATGCAAGAGGGGCCGGGGGTCGATCAGGTGGTGGACATTCACAGCCCACCAGCAGAATGGACAGGGCGATTCTCTGGCGTGCTTTGCTCTGAGGTGCTGGAGCATGTGGCACGGCCATGGCTTGCACTGCCAAAACTGCGCGAGATCATGCAGCCCGGTGGCTGGATTGTGGTCACCACCTTGACCAGTTTTCCAATTCACGGGTTTCCAGACGATTATTATCGATACACACCCAGCGGATTGAAACTGCTGCTGGAGGATGCGGGTTTCAAGAATGTGGTCACCGAAAATGCTGGTCACATTGAAATTCAATTGAACGATCACGGGGAGCCAGGTTTCTGCACTCGCCAATTGCCGATGCACGTTTTTGGAGTTGCACAATGCTGACACTTTTAACCGCGACAGGTGGAAGACCAAAAGCATGGGCCATTTGTGAAAAACTGATGGGCGCACAGACCTACACAGGACAGGTGCGCTGGGTCATTGTGGATGATGGTCAAGATGAGCAGCCGATCAACTTTCATCCCATCAATGGAATTTGGCATTTGGAGATTTACAGGCCAGAGCCATTTTGGACACCCGGCCAAAACACTCAAGCCCGAAACTTGCTGACAGGTTTGGCAGTTATCAACAGCGACGAGAATCTGGTCATCATCGAAGATGACGATTTTTATGCCCCTGATTGGCTTGAAACTGTCGAGGAAAAGCTGAAAAAGGCCGAACTGGTAGGCGAAACACGCGCAAGATACTACAATGTGCAAACGAAAACAGGGCGCGAGATGCTGAACGAGTCGCACGCCAGCTTATGCGCAACGGCCATGAGGGGGCAAGCCATCGACACATTGCGCAGCGTTTGCCGACCAGGAATTCAGTTTATCGACCACATATTGTGGCAAGCCCATTCAAATCGTCACCTTTTTGAAGGCCACCGAGTGGTCGGCATTAAGGGATTGCCGGGGAGACAGGGCATTGGCATGGGCCATGATAAAAAATTCAGCGGCACACGCGATAATGGTGGAAAATTGCTAGTTGAGTGGGTCGGCCAAGACGCGGCCAGCTTATATCTTGGGGATCAAGTCAAATGGCCAAAACAGTCAGAAAATTGAAGGCGATTGGCTCTGTTGCCACAGAGCCTGTCAGTCTTGCAACGGCACGGCTGCATTTACGGCTGGACACGCTTGGATCACCACCAACGCACCCAGACGATGCACTGGTGACTGCCTTGATTACAGTCGCACGCGAGGCCGTGGAAAACTTCACCGAGTTGACCGTGGCTGTCAACACATTTCAAGTCAAGCTGGACTATTTCGAGAATCTGGCGATTGACCTTGGCACATACCCGGTGAACAGCATCACCAGCATCACTTATGTGGACACCAACGGTGCGACACAGACCATCCCCTCTGCTGATTATGTGCTGGACACATTTAGTAAGCCTGCCCAGATCGTGCTGGCCTATGACAAGCAATGGCCCCCGGTCAGGAACCAACCCAATGCGGTCACGGTGACATTCCAAGCCGGGTTCACTGGAAACACCAGCCCAGTCACGAATGTGATGCCCAAGGCGCTTATTCAGGCCATGCTGCTGACGATCACCGACCTGTACGAAAATAGGGGCGCGATTGGCAGCAAGCAGAATTACGAAATCCCAGTGATGGCGCAATACTTGATGGCCCCCTATCGCATCAACATGGGGCCATGACATGGACAAGATCGGGCGACTTGACAAGCGGGTAAGCATCCAGCGTCGATCATCGACAAAGGACAGCTACGGCCAAGAGATTGATTCTTGGACAACCATCGCGCAGGTCTGGGCGCAGGTCAAGCCATTGGGCGGCAAAGAGCGTATGCGCAACACGGCCATGGTGGTTGAGTCGGTTTTAACTCACACAGTCACAGTCCGATACAGCGCGACCCTGATGCCACCACTTGAGGCCGATGCTTGGCGCATTCTTTATGGCAGCAGGTTTTTCAACATTAGCGCCAGCCGCGATGTTGATGAGGATCGCAGGTTCATCGAGTTCGATTGCACCGAGGGCAGCATCAATGGCCAATGAATTTCAAGTTCAGGGCTTGAAAGAGTTGCACACCATGCTGCAACAGTTGCCCGTGCGCATCGAGAAAAACATTATGCGAGGTGCAATTCGTGCTGGAGCCAATGTTTACCGAGATGCAGCAAGACAGGCCGCGCCAGTGGACGATGGAATTTTGAAGCGCAGCATCAAGACAGGATCAACCAACGTCAAAAAAGGCAAAGTGGTGGTGAATGTCGGCACTGATCTTTACTACGCCAGGATGGTTGAATTCGGCACGGCCAGCTACTACACAGGCACGGGCAGATCTGTTGGCAAGCCTTACAAGATCCCAAAAACATCGAAAACAGGCAAGATAACCAAACGGCTAAAAAAGGCGATCAAGTTTAACGGCGTGATCGTCAACAACGTGACACACCCAGGTATCAAGCCACAGCCATTTATGCGCAGGGCTTTTGATGGCGCAAGCGATCAGGCCGTGGCGACTTTCGCACAGTATGTGTCAACCAGACTTGCTGCGGAGATCAGAAAAATATGAATCCAGAACTGATCGTGGCCTCAATGCTCAACAATGCTGGCGTGATTGCCTTGGTTGGTGATCGCCGAGCAATGGGGCAACTGCCACAAAACAGCGCATTCCCGGCCATCGTTTTCACGATTATTGATGCCACCCCAATGCCGCATTTAAACTTTTCTACGGAAAGACAGATGGCTCGGGCTAGAATCCAGATCAATCCAATTGCAAAATCTATTGGTGATGTGAAAAGCATCTTGGCTGCTGTAAGGTCTGCGATGGACTTCAAAATTCAGCAGGTTTTTGCGGGAAAAACAGTTATCAGCAGCCGAGTCGAATTGCTTGGCCCGATTGAAAAAGATGATGAGATTGGTGTTTTTACCCAGTCTGTTGATTACATGTTGATGTACTACGAATGACATCAATAAACGGTTTCATGCGAAAGCATGGAAAAAATGCCAGCATCCCTGTTGGCCCTCTCTTTGACCTTGAAAGGAAACTGAAATGACAGTCCGCACCTCAGCAGGGACGACACTTAAAGTCACTGCATCCGCACCCGCAACATTTAACAGTAGCGGTTACAACACACTTTTTACAGCATCTCCAGTGCCTGCCACAGTTGGTGAAATCACCGACCTCGGCGAATTCGGTCGTGAGTTTGCTCTGGTGACCCACAACCCTGTTGGCACTCGCGGCACACAGAAATTCAAGGGTTCTTTCAACGAAGGAACGATGTCCTTGTCTTTGGGTTTGGACACTGATGACGCTGGTCAGATTATTATGAAGGCCGCAAGCCTGAGTGACAACGATTACAGCTTCATGGTGACCACTCAAAATGGCGACCGTTACTTTTTCCAAGCCAAAGTGATGTCTTTCAAAGTTGGTGTTGGCTCTGTTGACTCGATCACCACAGCCACTGCTACTTTGGAAATCAGCACCAACTCTGCTGGTGTTGGCATCGTTGAATCGATGGCTGCTTAAATCTGCCAGCAATGGCAAAACGCGCACCGACTGGGGACAGTTCTCGCCTTTCGCGGGGTGAGGCTGTCTCCAGCACGGGCAATATTTCAACCCGCGAAAGGTTACCCATGTTTGATATTTCAGCCTTGGCAGTGAAAGAAACTGCCCTTGTAAATTTGGAAGCTGTCGATGGCGAGGCTTTGCTGGATGCCGATGGCAAGCAGTTGAGCATCACTGTTTATGGTCCAGGATCCAAGGCATTCCAAAAAGCCACAGCCGTGCGAAATCGTGCCATTCTTGAGTACGTCAAAAAGGGCGGCAAGAAAATGAAGGACAACGAACAGCGCGAATTGGATTCAGATTTTCTGGCCTCTTGCACTGTGTCGTTCAATGGCTTCACTTACAAAGACTTCACGGGCGTGGAAATGTTCCGCGAGGCATACAGTGACCCGTCGATTGGCTTTATCACCGAACAAGTGAACAAGGCGATCAGTGACTGGGCAAATTTTACGCCTCAGTCTGCGAAGACCTGATTCTTTATGCAAGGCAGTTGGCATGGTTTAACGCTGTGCCGACTGTCCCTGACAAAAGTAAATCTGTTGCTTCAGCAGACGCAAAGCCTGAACAGTTGACCAGAGCGCAGAAAATCGAGCGCAACGGTGGATTCCCGCGATTTCCAAATGTCGGTGACGCTGAGTATGTGATAACCTATTGGCACGATCTAGGCGTGATTGAAGCAGGGGCAATGGGTCCAGTCCCATTGTCATCAAAGGAAATTTTGAGTTGGCAAGAATGCACTGGAATTGATCTTCAGACTTGGGAATTTAGGGTGCTGCGCGAGATGTCACGCAAATACCTGATCCAATCCGAAGAAAGCAAAAAACCAGAATGTCCACCACCTTATGGTGACCCGGTGAACGAGTTTGACCGAGGTATTGTGAGCAAAAAGGTAACCAATGCGTTTAAGTCATTCATACAGGCTAAAAGGTAGACCATGGCAACACCAGTTGGACAACTAACCATCGAGATGGCGGCAAACATTGTCCGACTGCAAAAGGACATGGATGCAGC